TCCTGTAATATATGACTTTATTTGATTTTTTTAACAGGGTCAACTGTTTTAAGATCGGTTAGTTCATCCCAAAAACGCCCACAATACTGATGATCTCCTACGTGTGTAATGTAATCTAAGACATAAAGATAGGTTTTACCACCCATTTCAAGCCACCTTTGACAAAAACCAAAGTCCTCTCCATAGTATCTTTTAGTTTTAGGATCGTGCAAACACTCAAATAAGTTATACATATTAGGCTTTTTAGTTTCTTTACCATTGATAAAAGTAGGTTGATAGATCTCTAATTCAGGATGAGCCTTCATCATTTTTTCTATTACTTCTCTTTTAATTAACATACATCCTGTGGGAGCATGAGTAACCTCTACCAATCCTTCTTCCACATTAAACTTCTTAGGATCTTTCATTTTTATAGGGAAAGTAAAACCTAATTTAGACATATGGTTTGGATCTTTAGCCCCATGTTTTTGAAGTTTTCTAAACATTTTATCCCAATCTAAAAATTTCATAGGATAAGGACAAGCTATAATATCCTTATCTTTTTCTAACATGGTAAATATAGTTTTATGTTGGAAATCTATATCGGAATCTATAAATAAAAGATGGGTGTAATTATCTTTGTGACTTATAAAATCAGCTACACATAAGTTTCTACCCTGTTGCACAAGTGATGATTTAAGTAAAGTGAAGCTGACTACAATATTATTCATAATACAAGCTTGTTGAAATTTTAGCATGGCTTGTACGTAATGAATACTTGCTCCACTATGCATTGGTGTACATACCATAATTTTATACTTGGGGTTCACCATTGTTGGTTTATTAGTTAGGTCTATTGTTTCAACACCTTCACCAAACCATATTGGTTCATTATTTTGCATTTATTAATCCTTCTAGTGTTCGTTTCCAGTTAAAAGCTTGCTTAGACCAACCGTAATACTTTCTTGCATATTCTGATTGTAACATTAAATGTTCATGTAGAGAAGGGTCTGATAAAGTAGGCACAACCGCATCAATAGCGTAAGCAAATTTTTGAGATAAAGCTCTGTAGTCATTATCATAAGGAACATACAAAGCGTATTCAGCGCAGGTTTCATAGAGAGCTCCGAGGTCCGTGAGTAGGCAGTAAAGACCCGCAGCCATTGATTCAATGGCCGAGATGCATGAAGTCTCCTCCCATATACTTGGATAAACAAACATATGATAATCTTGTAAATGTTCTTTGATATAACTGTTAGGTTTATATCCTATGTAATTTACATTTTTTAATTTTTTAGCTTGATCGTATAAACTCTGATATTGTGGATCATTCTTTTCAGCAAACTCTTTTCCATATACCTCACAGCTTGAGTACACATCTAAAGTTACATTACTCTTTACAAGTTGCA